TTTGTATCGTTATCTAACCGGAAAACCAAATATAGGGCTTAAAACAAATTGTACATCATTAATTAATTAAAAGGATTGAAAAACAAATACTTACAACAGGCAAGAAAAAAACAAAATGTACATCTACTTTAATTTACCTTTAATTTTAAGGCCAATTAAAAAGTTATTATAAGTGATTGCTTTAAGTGTGACTTAATAACCCTTTAAACAACGCTTAAACGCCGTTACAATAAAGGATAACACAATATACTACCTACTAACTGAAGCTCCATTACGGGGTTTTTTTTATGCCTGGATATGATAAGCACCGGGGCTATAAAAACACTGCAAATGTACTAAAAAAATGCATTGGGGTTACTAATGGGGTTACATATGGGGTTACAAAACAGTAATATATATAACGGATAAATACCCCCATAAGGCATAAAAAAAGCATTTAAAAGCACTTTTTAAACGAATAAACATACCGATAACACCCTTAATAAATAAAAAACAAACGTATTAAAACACTGAAATGCACTTAAATAAGTTCATTCAACTGGTTATAGTGCGCGTGTGATGTGTACAAAGTGTGTGATGTGTGTTGTTCAGAAACAATTATCAGTTGGACCGCATAGTATTGAAGCGTACGCTTGCTTTAACCAGTGCAAGTGCCTTGACTTTAGAGAGGGGAATATCTTTTGGTTGGTGGTTTTGATTTTGGCTTACAAGTTTAATATAATCCGGTTCATCTGACTTTTGAATGTATTTTATTACAATATATTCCTCACCTTCCATGTCATACGATATTAAATACATTTCACCATAAAAAATTGAATTAAACATATCCTGAATACGGCGATATACAACAATATCACCCGATTTGATCAACGGATACATTGAATCACCAAAAGCAAAAATCCCACCATCTACCTTGCCGGTATTAGGCAGACTAATATAATCAATCGGTGTATAACCGGTTGGATCATTAAACAGCGATACAAGCCCGGCTGCCGCACTTATATTATATATAGGTATTAATTGCCTGGTATGTCTTTTTTCTATAGAATCATTTAAAATTTGAATCTCATCTTCAGAAACTTTAAAACTATTTTCAGATAAAATCATTTTCCCTCTTTCTAAGATTAGCCACAACGGATCTAAATCTTTATATTGATAGCATATTTTCTCACACTTGTCACTTCCAATCGCACCTTCTTTATCCAAAAAACCGTTAGAAACACCAATTTCTTTATAAAATTGGTACTTACTAATTCCTTTGTATTCAAGATATTGAAGAATCCTTTTTCGTATTTCCATAAATAATTAGAAAATATTCTATTAAAATGAACTATATTAGATAAAAAGCTATTATATTTGCACTGTGTTTCAGTAATGAAAGAACACTACAAATGTAATAAAGTTTATCAAATAAAAAAGATATATGAAACCAGGGAATAAGATTTTAGTTGCAAATGGGGAAAAAAAAGCCCTGAAAGATTTATTCAATTGCAGTTATCCAACCGTTCGAGTAGCTCTAAAAGGAAAAGAAAGTACAACCCTTGGATACAAAATCAGAAAAGCTGCTATCGAACGAGGCGGTGTAGAAATTGAATCGAATGAGAATTAATTTTTAGTTCCAAATTATAAAATCCAATATTATGAACTCAGATTATGTACCGGTTTTTATGGCCACACTTTCAGTTATCACAATCGTAGCAATTAAACTGATCCTTATTTATAAATCAAGTAGAACGCGTAAAAAAACAAATAAATAAAAATTTTAATTTACTCCGTGTACAGAAAATTATTAAGTGATCCTTTCAATAAACAAATAAGTTGGATCGGATTGATATTGATTGTTTGCTATTTTACTTTTCAAATTTGTCGACCTTTCTTCCGATAATCCTAAACGGCATTGCGCCTCGATAATGAACACGGTACGCCTCCTGCGGTACGAAGGATAATTTTAAAAACACTTACAACTATGGTAGAATATTATAATAATAGATTAGCGGTACCAACTCGAATGCTTATTGATGAGGGTATAATGACCGTTGAAAACTACAAACAGCTTAGTTCAAGGAATAAGATTAAAGTTGTACAACGAGGCTGCCTGAATACACCAGCCCTGGTTGATTATAATTCATTGCCTGAACGTTTCCGTAAGGTTATTGAAATGAAATTTGGAGATGTAACAAAACAACCGGTTGCAAATATCTTTACTGATCACATTATCCAGGACACAGCAGCTATTGAATTTCTAAGTAGCTATCAATTGCCAAATGGTGACAGCCTTCCCGCTGATGCTGTAACTGAATATTATAATAACGCGATTGTATTGAATGCTATTCACGATGTATTGAACTCACGCATAGCCATGCGCAAAGCACTGGGAGGTAAAACAACGGGACTCTGGGAAAATATAACACGCACGGTGTTGAACCTGGACCAAACGAAATACCCTCACACCTTGCCGGCCAATGAACGCAGACTCCGCGAAAAATACAACCTGTACTTATCGAACAAATACCAAAGCCTTATTCATAAAAACTATTGCAACAATAACGCACGGAAGGTGGATGATGATCTTGAACGATTGATCCTGTCTATTTACTGCATGACTAACAAGCCTTATTCAACCTGGGTACAGGAAGATTATTTACTATTTATTGCCGGAGTAAAGGATATCGTTGATATGGAAACGGGGGAATTCTTTAACCGGGAAGATTTTAAAAATGAAAAGGACGATTCATATATCAGCGTTTCGGCTGCAACTTGTTGGAACTACATAAATAATCCAAAAAACCGCGTTATCGTTGACCGCCTGCGTGCAACGAGTCATAACTTCCTTTCAAAAGTACGTCCACACATGCACCGTCACGCACCCATGTATGCACTTAGTAAGATTTCACTTGATGACCGTGACCTGCCTCGTAAATTAGCCAGTGGTGACCGTGTTAAAGCCTATTATGCTTATGATGTGGCTTCGGGTTGTTTGATTGGAGCCAGTTACTCATTGAAAAAGGATATCCCTCTGTTTATAGACTGTATACGTGAAATGTTCCGTTTTATTGATTCACGCAGCTGGGGTATGCCTCTCGAAATGGAAGTTGAACATCACCTGGTTAATAATTTCAAAGATGATTTATTCAAAGCCGGTGTAGTATTCCCATTCGTACGTTGGTGCGCACCTTCCAACTCTCAGGAAAAACATGCTGAGCAACTTAACAGACAGAAAAAATACGGATATGAAAAACGCTACCAGGATGGTATCGGAAGATGGTATCTGAAAGATGAAGCAAATGTAACCGGTGGTGAACGCGTATACGACGATGCAACCAACAAATACATTGTAAAGGAACGCTCGTACAGTTATGATCAACTGGTAGCTGATGATTTAAAATCAATTGTTGACTACAACAACGGACTACACCGCGATCAGAAACTTTACAAAGGACTTACCCGCATGCAGGTAATGGAACAAAACATTAATCCGAACCTTGCCGATATCAACCGTCCTCTACTTGTTCGCTACATTGGGAACTGCACGACTACAAGCATTCAACGAAACATGTATTGCCAGGTACAATACAATGATTACATGTTACCAACTCCTGAGATCCTTTCAAAACTGGCACCGAATAATTATACCGTTCAGGCCTATTACATGCCAATGAACGCTCAGGGAGAACAAAAAATAGATAGTCTTTACCTGTATCAGAACGATGATTATATCTGTGAAGCCAAACAGATCGCGAAATTCAATACATCCCTTGCCGAACGAACACAGGTAGATATTGATGCATTTACCGAACAGGCCAAATACATTGCCAAATTTGACAAGATGGTGAAGGATGGCAAGAATAAGCTGGCTAAGGTAGTGCTGTATGAAAATACAGAACGATTAGAAGAAATAGAGGTAGAAGTTGCAGCAATGGTAATAGAGGAACCTAAACAAGAAATAATACCGGAAACGTACGACGAAAATTATCAGGCTGCATTGGCTTTAAATAGTCTTTAAACAGAATTAAAACACCAAATAAACACCAAAAAATCATGAACCAGGAATTTAAAAACAGAATCGTTGAAGCGATTGTACTTAATCGCCCACAACACCAAAGCGCAGCAAAGATGGCTGTCACATTAGGAGTCAGCAGCGCGCAACTGAGTAGAATTATCAACGGAGACACTGAAAATGTACTAAGTGAATCAAACTGGATCACCATCGCCCGCAAACTGGATGTACAACTCCGGGAAGATGCAAAATGGGTAACCGCAAAAACACCGGTTTACCAATTTATCTATACACAATTGAATGCTTGCCAACAATCAAGCCTGAGCGGCCTACTTTGCGACATGGCCGACCTTGGTAAAACCTATACGGCACGTTGCTATGCTAAAGAAAACAAGTTTGCTATTTACATTGATTGCAGTCAGGTGAAAACGAAACAAAAGCTGATCCGTGAGATTAGCAAAGAACTGGGGTTAGGAAACACCGGCAAGTACAGCGAGGTGTACGCAGATTTGGTGTTTTATCTACGTAGCATTCCTAACCCCTTAGTTATACTGGATGAAGCCGGTGATTTGGATTATCCGGCCTTCCTGGAACTAAAAGCATTATGGAATGCAAGCGAGGGAGCTTGCGGATGGTACATGATGGGAGCCGACGGACTAAAAGAAAAAATAGAACGAGCACGTTACGCACGAAAAGTTGGTTATGCCGAATTGTTCTCTCGCTTTGGATCCAAATATCAGAAAGTAAGTCCAGACGGTAAAGAAGCCCTGGACGAATTCACCCGGACTCAGGTAGTAATGATTGCCAGGGCAAACAAAGCGGATGTTGATGTACGAGAAATACTGGGTAAGGTAAACGGATCGCTCCGCAGGGTAAAGATTGAGATTCAGAAACAAAGATAGTGGATAGTAAATTAGTAGGGCTTAAATTTTAAGAAGTAACAATGGCAATCAAAAGAGCTTTAACGATACAGAACATACTTGAGAAACAATATAAGCTTTTTGAATTTGATGGGGTGTGGGAGTCAGCATTTTCAAAACCTGAAACGTCAGGAGTTTGGTTTGTCTGGGGAAATTCAGGAAACGGAAAAACCAGTTTTATTTTGCAACTGATCAAATACCTTACAAACTTTGACAAGGTGCTATTGAACTCCATGGAGGAGGGAACTACACATACTTTACAAAAAGGACTTATTCAACAAAACATGATGGATGTCCAAAACAGCGTGTTGGTGGTGAATGAAAATGCTGAGAAACTTGAAAAAAGGCTAATGTGTAAGAAAAGTCCGAATATCATTATCATTGATTCATTTCAATATTTTCAACTGACTTATGTACAATACCTGAAGTTTAAAGAAAAATTTCCTAAAAAGTTGCTGATTTTTATTTCTCACGCGGATGGTAAATTTCCTGCCGGTAGATCGGCAAAATCAGTAATGTACGACGCTACATTGAAAATCTATGTTGAAGGTTACAAAGCTTTTTCTAAAGGAAGATATATTGGTGAAAAAGGTGAATATACAGTATGGCCGGAAAAGGCAGTAGCATATTGGGGTTAAAAAACGAATTATAGAAATTAAAACGAATTTAATAAACCACACACAATGGGAACAACAAAAACATTTCAACAGACAAAATCGAAACTCGTTAAGAGGTTTCACACCTTACTTGGAAAAGCAGGAATTAATGACGATGGGAAAAAAGCTATTCTTGCAGCTTATGGAGTCAGTTCCACACTTGATTTATCGGAGGAACAACTTTCACAAATATGTTTGAAACTGGACAAAAGCCAGGATGTAAGTTTTAAAGAAATGGATAAGATCCGTAAACAATTGATGGCTGCCATTTATACCTACTTAAAAGCATTCGGAACACCTTCAACTAATCCGGAATATGTAAAAGCGATTGCTTGCCAGGCAGGCGCGTTTGATGATTTTAATTTCATTCCTAAGGACCGGTTACGTTCACTGATACATTCTTTCAATAATCAGACTAAAGATCTGCTAAACGTTGCCGAAATGACAGCTGACAGAGTGGATTACTTAACGCTACTTAACTAGTTCTATGGAGAAAGTAAAAAACAAACTAACCTCCGATCGCAAACTTAAAATGCGTGCATATGCCAGAGGGATTAGTGTTGAAGAATGCATTCAACAGGAATTAGAAAGAGAACAGATAAAAGCTGAACAAATTCGAAGAGATATGTATGCTGCCGATCAATTGCGTGATGAAATACTTGAACGAACCTTGCAGGTGAAGAAAGAAGCGAGTTCTAAAACTGAAATCAGGAATAGTCTGATAGAAGCCGAAAAACAACAAGATGATTGTATTCAATGGTTTGTTGAAAATCCGGTAAGTCACCCTGAGTGGAGCAAAATGGTAGACGAACTCCACGCCATTGAACAAAAACTTAGAATTCTTTCCGCTACCAAAGTATCCGCTTCCTTATGTGGAGGAATGAATGAAATAAACACTTTAAATCTAAAATAACAAATCTGACTATTATGGCTAAAATTAATTACAATATCGGTGAACGGTTCACGCATGATGAACATACTTACGAAGTGATTGAACCGATTAATAAAATGGCAAATTGCCATGAATGCACATTTAACAGTCCTGAAACAAATACACTTCATTCGGAGTGTCATATCCCTGCCGGTTTAACCGGTTTGCGTTGTTCATTCCCGGATCGTATTTTCAAAGAAATAAATATTTAATTAATAAACGTATGAAACAAACAAGTAAACAAGAAAAATGGAAGGATGAATCCAAAATGGAAGTCCCGTACAAAAGAATTTCAAAAGCAGAGCGATTAATGGAGATTAAATCGCATTCCCTATTATCGGAAGCAAAAGGAATTAACTCCGGATTACAAGACTTTAAAAACCGTATTAAGGCAATTTGTGAGGAAGTATATTCCGCTTTTATGCTCGAAAACAATGTGAAGTCAAATTCAAAAGGGAATTTTACCTGGTATAATTTTGACCGCACTATCAAAGTAGAGGTTGCAATTTCAGAACCGGTTAAGTTTGACGATATGGCCATTCAGGCATCAAAGGAAAAACTTGACGAATTTCTTGAATCGGCTGTTGATAGTAAAATTGATTTTGTAAAAGACCTGATCAAAGATGCATTCTCAACCTCCAATGGTAAACTGGATGCAAAACGGGTTCTTGGCTTGCTTCGGTATAAGAGCCGCGTCACATCACCGCTTTTTCTTGAAGCAATGGATCTGATTGAAAAGGGTATTCGTAGACCGGAGTCTAAAACATATTTCCGGATATGGGAAAAGGATACTGACGGAAAGTATCAGGCAGTAGAATTGAATTTTAGTAATATATAAAAACAACCTGTATGAGACGCATACAGCACGTCTCATACACAAAACAACACACACATGTTAAATTGGTTTATCACAGGAATTAAGTATGAGAAAACAGCCGAGGAGGGCAAAATCGTAAAGGTAAATGAAAACTACCTGGTGGATGCCCTTTCCTTCACTGAAGCTGAGGCAAGGATTAATGAAGAAATGAAGCCGTTCATAAGCGGTGAATTCGTAGTATCTAAAGTAAAAAGGGCACGAATTAATGAATTGTTTGCTAATCCAAATGGTGACAAATGGTATCGTTGCCGGGTATACTTCATTTCATTGGATGAAGAAAAAGGAATTGAGAAAAGAACTGCAACAACCATGTTTGTCCAGGCTAATGATGTAAAAGAAGCATGGGATGGTTTAAAGGCAGGAATGAACGGATCCATGGCCGATTATCAGGTTGCTGCTATTACTGAGACAGACATTATGGATGTATTTCCATTTGTAGAACCTAAAACAACCGTATTTAAAAAAGATGAATGTGTTTTTCAATATTGCCCGCATCCTGAGATCTGCAAGAAAGATGGATGTCAATGTAAAAAATAAGAATATGAAAAAGACAGTACAGATAGAAGAAAGCAAAGCAAGAAGCATGTATAATACGGCTTCACCTGAATTCAAGCAATTGCTTGAAGATACATTTGGGAAAGAGTTTTTCTCGGTTAAAATAACAGATCGTGTAAAAACGTATGAGGATGCATGTTCTGAACTTGGAGAAACCCCACTAAATGAATCGGAACTTAAAAGTGCAGGTTTTACAACCGACGAAATTAATTACCGAAAATTAAAAACGGTAACTAAGGCTCTTAACGAGGGATGGGTTCCGGACTGGAACAATGACAAACAACAAAAGTGGTATCCTTATTTCCGGCTGTCCTCGGGCGTGTTTGTGTTCTGCGATACGGATTACAACGACTCGCGTGCGTACGCGGGGAACGGGTCGCGGCTTTGTTTTCCCAATGACGAACTGGCAACTTATGCAGGGAAGCAATTCTCTGAGATTTATAAAAATTTTATGTTTTAATCAATAATTAATCAGCTTATCCAATCATTGACTGACTGATTGGATAAGCAAAAAAACAACACACACAATGAATAAAGAAGAAAAAGAAGTAGCAGTAAAAGAAGTGAAAGAAAACGTCATTGTACGTATTAAGACTTTCGAAGATGCAATGAAAGAAACCGGACGTCCTGAAGTTCCTGAATTTTTAGATTTACCGGAGGATTTACGTGAGTATTTTAAAGCGCAATACAAAGCAGTTGTAATTGCTGAGGCACTTAATGAAGGTACCAAAATGGACTGGGCAGACGAAGATCAACGTAAATGGTTACCCTGGTTCCGGCTGTCCTCGGGCGTGTTTGTGTTCTGCGGTGCGGGTTACGGCTACTCGTTTGCGAGCGCGGGGGACGGGTCGCGGCTTTGTTTCAAAAGTGAAGAATTGGCAGAGTATGCAGGCAAACAGTTCTTAGATATTTACTCAGCACTTTTGCAGAAATAGAAATTAAAGGTTGTATGTTTTTGTGAGCTGTCCTCGGGCGTGTTTGTGTTCTACGATACGAATTACAACTACTCGAATGCGAACGCAGGGAACAGGTCGCAGCTATGCTAACTGATTTTTACAGAAACATAGACCTTGCCACTCGGCAAAAAATAACAAGTTCAAAAGGTGCTGGTAGGGAAACTGAAAGCTCCGATACGAAAAGCAAAGATGAAAAGATATAGTAATTTATTTGATAAAGTATGTAGCCTTGATAACCTGTATTTAGCCTGTCAGAAGGCTAAATCAGGAAAGGCTAAAACTTACGGAGTGACGCTCTTTGAAAAAGACCTGGACAACAATATAAGACAGATTCAAACTGAACTGATCACCGGAACATACAAAACATCAGATTACAGCATTTTTACTATAACGGATCCGAAAGTGAGATTAGTTTACCGGCTTCCATTTAGGGACAGAGTTGTTCACCATGCGATCATGAATATATTAGAACCTGTATGGGTTTCAGTATTTGTTTCTCACAGTTATGCCTGCATAAAGGGAAAAGGTATACACGGAGTTTTAAAAGCAATTAAACGGGATTTAAAGGACGTTGAAAATACTCAGTATTGTCTCAAAATGGATATCAAGAAGTTTTATCCAACAATTGACCATGACATTTTAAAAGCAATTATCCGAAAGAAAATAAAGGATCAAAAACTTTTGCAATTACTTGATGGTATAATTGACTCGGCTCCCGGACTTCCCATTGGTAACTATCTAAGTCAATTTTTCGCAAATCTCTACCTTTCATATTTTGATCACTGGCTAAAAGAGGAAAAGAAAGTAAAATACTTTTATAGGTACGCGGATGATATCGTGATACTGGCAAAGGATAAAGCCTACTTACACGGATTATTGGTTGATATAAATAATTACTTAGTGGATCGTTTAAACATTCAGTTAAAAGGCAATTATCAGGTTTTTCCGGTCGAAAGCAGAGGTATAGACTTCGTCGGTTATGTTTTCTATCATACGCATATTTTAATGCGTAAATCAATTAAAAAACGGTTCTGCAGGAAGGTAGCAAAATTAAATAAAAAAAACCTGGACCCGAAACAATACAAAATGCAAGTATCTCCCTGGCTAGGATGGGCGAAACACTGCAACTCAAAACACTTACAAAAAAAGATACTCAAAAATGAAGAAATTTTCTGAATTAGGCATAAAAGCAGATGAGGACAAAAACATATTTCCTGTTGAAATAATATCCATTACCGATGTAACAAATTGTGAAATTGAAGTCCTAGACTTTGCACCTGATGTAAAAACGCAATACGGTGATGGTAGATATGTAGTTAAAATCAAATATGAAAATGCAGAACGTAAATTTTTTACAAATGCCACCAAAATAAAAGAGATCCTGGATAAAGTAGATAAAAAGGATTTCCCTTTTCAGACAACGATTAAAACACAAAAATTCGGTAACAATAAAAAGACATTTTACTTTACATAAATATTAAACACACAAGAAAATGGAATTAAATTCAGAATTAGATAGGCTTAGAAAGTATTCTTCAATTGAGGCTGAATTAAAAAGAGCTGAAATTTTACATCCGGATTATCCAACTGATATGTTCAGGCAAGTAGCAATTTTAAATGAAGAGTCCGGAGAAGTAACAAAATCGGTTTTAGATTATCATTATGAAGGTGGAAGTTTAGAACACATACAAGAAGAATTGATTCAAACGGCTGCAATGTGTATGAGAATGCTAATGAATTTACCCTGATAAAGTATGGCCAACGAAAACAATCCGAAAGCTAAAGGATCCTGGGGGCAACGATCCCCCAGAACAGGATCGGAACTAAATATCATTTGTTCTGAGTTTTTTGAAAAATTGATTGTTCCGGAACAATGGAAGTTCATGCAGTGGCAGAACGTGATTGATAAACAAATGATATCACAAGCCAACCCGAACGGAACGCTGATCAGTGTCGGTAAGATATACCGGGATATGCGGACTAGTGGAATTGATCTCATGCATTACAGGGTATGTTTCCTGACCTTTCCGGAACGTGGTGGTATTTGTGAAAAGTCAATCATTGATTTTGGAAAGTTCAAGTATCACACGATAGTAACGAATAAGACCATTGAACAATTGAACGTATGGATTGCAGATCATTTTAATGAATTAAAACCCATTACCACTGAAGGTGAAAAAGAAGTTCCAGACAATGAAAAAAACGACGGCCTACAACATTTTAGAGATAGATACGGAACTTGAATGGCTAATGTCCTTTAATGATTTATACCTGAAAGAAATTGAAGAATTGAAAATGAAAAAAATCAATCTTTATGAACAATCAACAGTTACTACTTGATTTTACAGAAATAAAGGTAAGGCATGTTACCCGGCTTGCTGATACCAGGGCACGGGACTCGGAAGGTCATTATACAAATGAAATAGGGAACGATGGTAATACTGAAGAAAGGTTACGTGAGCAATTACACATATTAAGAATAAACAGTAGCATATGGCTTAAAAACAGAGATGTTGAGATAGCAGAACTTAAACAGGAACTTAAAAAATATAAGAATGAGTAACTTAATAATCGCAATTGATTTTGATGGAACAATAGTAAAAGACCAATTCCCTGAAATCGGCGAAATGGTTGAGGGAGCAAAAGAGGCAATTAATCAGCTATATGCTGATGGTTATACTATTATAATATGGAGTTGCCGGACACGAATAAACAAAGCCAGGGCAATTGAATGGTTAGCTAAAAATGGTATAAAATACCACCGGTTTAATGAAAGTTGTCCGTTTAACCTGGCTAAATATGGTGGAGTGGATACTCGAAAAGTTTATGCAGATATTTACATAGATGACCGGATGCTTTTTAAACTTCCTACATGGGATGAGATATACTGGATAGTTCGTGATTTAGTACCAACTTATGCAGACAAGGTAGGTAGGGACGGATTCTTATAAATTTTAATAATTAAAAAAGCTAATGCGAAAACGTAGACATCCAAAACATGTAAGTACTAAGCTGAGTGCTGACCGGGTTAAAGAAATTATCCGTCTGCATTATGACCCTGAAAGGCGGGATAGGTGTAAACTGGCTATTTATCGCATAAAAATTAAACCAATTACAGGTATAAGTG